CCTTTTGACATTCTTAACAGGATTAAACATTATGGATAGTAAGAATTGGAAGAAACATTTGTCCCTGGTCAATTGTGTAAGTGACGAACCAGGTACAGGACTACCTGCCCCAGGGTCTGAATACGACCACATTAGACGATGGTCTGACGTGGCTTGCTCAAAGCTCAAACATATTATTGAGCAAGACCTGAAGGAAATGCACCACCATAAAGGGAGCCGTGATGAAGGCTTCTTAATGCAAGAAAGTTTAAGCATATCTCTAAGGAAACTAGAGGATGTCATGCACCTTTTGGGTGACTTAAAAAACCAAAACCTGCACTGACATAGTGGTTATTTTTTAACCAAAATAATTATGTCCACCTTTAGAACACACTGTGAGGGATACGCCATATGCTAGACGTGACACAAGAGCTAACGGCTCAAGAATTACTTAGAGAGAAAGAGTTTTTTCATAACGGAAGAGAACGATACCTTAGAAGGCTAGAGGAAAATAACAGGCCTTCAACCCAGAATAACCCACAATTGCTCATCAACAACGCTCTGCCTGCTGTAGCCAGGTGCCTAAGAGAAGCTATTGAAGAAGAGCAGTCAAGGCCTGGTAAGCCCTGTGCCTGGCGCGATGACCTGGTTGACTGTGACCCAGACATCCTTGCTTACATCGGCCTGAACGCCGCAATGGACTCGACAATCACCCATGGTAAGAAGACATCCTTACTTACCAAGATTGGACACAGAGTGGAGTTAGAGGTCTGGGCACAAGGTTTAAAGGTACGTGATAAAACTTTATTTAGCCGTGTTACCAAGTATGTTGAGAAAGAACACGCAGGCCTAAAAGGACGCGAGACTGCGGCCAGGGCAATTGCATCGAAGTCCAACTATTCTGTACCAGAGTGGACCCAAGACCGTAGAGCTCAGGTTGGCGGTCCAATTCTAAGTGCAGTTCTCAAAGGCTCAGGTATTTTTGAGGCCTGGGAAAAGTACACCAAAAAAGGAACTGAAAAGCGTATAGGGCTTACAGACGAAGCTACTCTGGCTTTAGCTAACATGGACTATCAGGCGTCTTGGCAGGAGCCGATGTTGGCACCGATGATTGTGGCACCTAAGCCCTGGGTTTCTTTTGATACAGGATGTTACCTGGACGAAGCAACTGCAGCCCAGGTGCCCTTGGTGCGTAGTTCCAACAAAGAGCAGCGCAATGCTGTTAAGCACCGCCTTAAGCTTGGCATGCCACTATATGTCGAGGCTCTGAATGCTATCCAGGCTACACCTCTAAAAATTAACAATTACGTGTTAGAAGCAGTAAAGCGTTGTTGGGGAAATTCTGAAGTATTTGGTAAGTTCCCACGCGCCACACCTTTGGAGTTTCCTGAGCGACCAGAAGACTTTGACGCACTGACAACGGATGAGCAGGTGCTCTATGTTAAGACTGTGCGTGAGGTCCGTGAGAAGAATCGTGAGCTCACTGGGGCCTCAATGCTGATGTACCAGGACCTTGCAACAGCTACAGAGCTCTCACAGTTTGAGCAATTCTGGCTACCCTTCAACTTTGACTTTCGCGGCCGTGTGTACCCTGTACCACATTTCTCCTACCACCGTGACGACCATATCAAGGCGATGTTCACTTTATCACGTGGAAAAGTAATGGATGACGATGGTGCTTTTTGGCTCTATGTTCATTTGGCCAATGTTGGTGACTTCAACAAGATAAGCAAGCAGTCGCTGGCTGATAGGGCATCCTGGGTTGAAGATAATAAGGCAAAGCTTTATGACGTGGGGCGTAACAGTGAAGGCACCTTTTGTTATTGGAGCAAGGCCGATAAACCATTCCAATTTCTCGCGGCGTGTCGTGAACTGGCAAACTATATTGACCACGGGCCTGGGTATGTTTGTTCTTTGCCAGTAAGCCTCGATGGTACTAACAGTGGTGTCCAGCATTACTCAGCTGCAAGCTTGGATGAAGCTGACGGTACTTTAGTCAATCTGGTTCCTGGTGAAAAGCCACAAGACGTATACAAAACTGTTGCCGATGTGGTCAACAAACGTCTCATGGAAATTTGTGATGTTAATCATCAGGAGCCTTGGCTTCAAGACGTTAAAGATAAAAAAGGAGCCCTAGTCAAGACTGCGGGGCAGGTCAGGGCTGAAAGGATTGCAATGAGTAAGCTTTGGATTTCTTACAAAGTTGATAGAAGCACCTTAAAAAGAAACGTCATGACCTATGGATATTCGAGTGGTCAATACGGATTTGCCGACCAAATTATGGATGAAGTCATGCGTCCTTTATCTGAGAAGGTAATGCGTAAGGAGTTAAAGCATCATCATTTTGGTGCCGAAAAATTGAACCACAGAGAGCATGCTAAGTTCCTGGCAAAGTTAAATTATGAGGCTGTGTGTCAAGTGATTAGCAGTGCGGCTGCGGGAATGGATTTCTTCCAGAAAATAGCAGGAGCTTTAGCGCACGAAGGTAAGTCACTACGTTTCGACAACCCTGTTGAATTTCCGGTAATCCAGAAGTACACGCAATGGGATGTCAAGAAGGTCAAAATATATTTGTATGACCGCGTCACCAAGGCACCCAAGCGGGAGCAAGTGTCAGTCAGGACTCGTGCTAGTAATCGTGTTGACAAAAAGAAAGCAAAGGCAGCGGTGTCGCCAAACATAATCCATTCGATGGACTCAAGCCACCTGCTCCTTACCGTTCTTACCGCAAAGCAAAATGGCGTTGAGGATTTTTTCCTAATCCACGACAGCTTCGGTACAGCTCCGGCTGACACAGACATTATGTATAACAGTGTCCGTGCTTCATTTGTCGAAATTTACCAGGATTACTGCCTTTATTCAGATTTGCTTAACCAGGCGAGCAAGCAACTAAGTTACGCAGGGGTTGAGAAACTTGATGTCGTAATACCTCCCAAAGGCAATTTAGATTTAGGCGCAATACCTAATTCGGAATACTGCTTCAGCTAACCTCTCGGACGTTATGTCCACCTATAGAACAAAGGACCACATATGCACCCCCGTGAACGGGTCAAGGGGCTGGCTAAACTCATCTCTGAGAAAGGCGGCACCTACCCACAAACGCTTCAGCTCGAAGCTTTAAGACTTGGCATTGAATTGCCTGAAATCAAACCGCAGTACCTAACCCCAGAAAAAACCAAGGAGAAGCCAGATGGCTCAAAGCAACAAAATTAAATTCACTTCACCCGCAGGTCGAGCGCAGTACCCTTGGCTCAATCAACCAGACAATGCGTTTGGCGGTGAGCCAAAATACAAAACGAATCTGATAGTCGACGACAGCCAAGAACTATTAGCACTCATCAACAAAGTCGCTGAGGAAAACTTTGGTAACAAAGCAAGCAAAGCGTCATTGCCTTACGATACCGATGAAGATTCTGGCGAGACTGTTTTCAAAGTTAAATCGAAGTATGCCCCAAGTTTCTTTGATGCACAGGGGCAAAACCTTGTAGGTAAGCAGGTCCCGGCGATTTGGGCAGGTAGCACAATTAAGGTTAAAGGCATCATCGCACCCTGGACCGTGTCGGGTAAGTCGGGTGTATCGCTGCAGCTTGGAAGTGTGCAAGTGATTGACCTGGTTAGTAGTACATCAGGCGGTGAGGGATTTGAGGCTGTTGAGGGCAGTTTTGTGGGAGACGACATTATGCAGGAAGCTTTCGATGCCCCGATACCAGAACAAGTACAGCAAACGACCACAGCGGCAGACCGCTTCTAGCGCGAAGCAACGTGGTATTAAACACGGGTACAGAAGTGGACTTGAGGACAAGATAGCTAAGCAAATTACCTCTGCAGGACTGGAGGTTAGCTATGAGACAGACAAGGTTCATTACGTAGTACCTGAGCGCAATGCTAAATACACACCCGACTTCAAGCTACCTAAACCTGGTGGCTTTTTTTACGTCGAGACAAAAGGTATCTGGGACACGGCTGATAGGCAAAAGCATTTGCTGATTCAGAAGCAGCACCCAGATATCGACATTCGTTTTGTGTTTAGCAATTGCAATTCAAAACTCTACAAGGGGTCGAAAACGACATACGCATCCTACTGTGAAAAGAATGGATTTGTGTATGCCCATAAAACGATACCTGAAGAGTGGCTACACGAAAGCGACAAATGCTCAGTGTAGTTAAGGAGAGCAAAGAGGGGGTGGCCAAAGTATCGGCTGCCCCCTTTTTTTTGTGCCTGAGGGAAAGTGGAAATGAAAGAAGAACAAAATGAAAACACATTCGTAATGCACACTGGTTGTGACGAGTGTGGAAGTAAAGACAACAATGCGCTTTACAGTGATGGTAGTACCTGGTGCTTTGGTTGCCAGAAATACAAGCCTGGCGACGACGCCGATAGTGAACACATTGCGACCCCAAAAAAAATAAACAGAGACCTGCTGGAAGGCGAAGTTATGCCCCTGGCTGCACGGCGTATCAGCGAAGCGACTTGCCGTAAGTTTGATTACACGGTCGGTGAGTATCGTGGGCGCCCAGTCCAAATTGCTAACTACCGTTCGTCAACGGGTGAGATTGTTGCCCAGAAAATACGTGATGTTGACAAGAACTTTACGATTCTTGGTGACGGTAAAAAGATGGACTTATTTGGCCAGTGGCTTTGGAACGCAGGACGTAAGATTGTTATCTGCGAGGGCGAAATTTGTGCCATGTCCTGCTCCCAGGCTCAGCAAAACAAATGGCCAGTGGTGTCCATTCCCAATGGAGCGCAGTCGGCAAAGAAGAGCTTAATGAAAGCCTGGGATTACCTGGCAAAGTTCGATGAAATTGTACTGATGTTTGACCAGGACGAAGCCGGTCAACAAGCCGCTATTGAATGTGCGGAGGCCTTGCCAGTTGGCAAAGTTAAGATAGCTAAGCTTCAGTACAAGGATGTTAATGAGGCTCTGCAGGATGGAGCGGAGGCACACATTGTCGATGCGATTTGGAAAGCATCGGAGTGGCGCCCTGATGGCATTGTGTCAACTTCTGATATGCGTGACGACATCACCAAGACCGATGAAGAATCTCTAGTTAAATATCCTTACGCAAAACTCAACGAAATTACTAAGGGCATTCGCCCATCCACTTTAATAACTATCTGTGCAGGTTCTGGTGTTGGCAAGAGTACTTTGATTACTGAGTTCGCCTACCACCTACATTGCAACGACCAGAAGGTCGGCATGCTGATGCTCGAGGAAGAGAACCGCAGAACAGTGCGTGGCTTACTTAGCCTTCACATGAATAAAAACATTGTCCAAGAGTTTGATGCGGCTACACCGGAAGAGGTGTTATCGGCTCACGACGAGCTGTTCCAGCACCAGGACATCCAACTGTTCAATCACTTCGGAAGCACCTCTCTAGACACTATCGTCAACCGCATCCAGTACATGGTGAAAGCTATGGGCTGTACCCACATATTCTTAGACCATATAAGTATCTTGGTCTCAGGTCTCACTGGCCAAGTTACTGACGAAAGGCGGCTCATCGATAGCGTCATGACAACCCTAAGGCAGATGGTCCAGGAGCTTGGGATTACGTTGTTCCTGGTCAGCCACCTAACACGGCCTGGGGGTGCAGGGCATGAGGGAGGCGAGTCTATTAAATTGTCACAGCTACGTGGCAGTCACTCAATTGCTCAGTTAGCAGACCAATGTATCGGTCTCCAGGTAAATCCAGACGACCCCACGGATGACACCAGAACTTTGGTCGTTCTCAAGAATAGATTCACTGGTCAAGTAGGTTGGGCCGGAACACTCAAATATGACAGAAACACAAGCCGCCTAAGCGACAGCGGCTGCGGGGATAACCTGCGATTTTAAAAGTCGTGACTTAAGGAGACAAGGCCATGAGCCAGAAAAAAGCAGTACTCAGTTACCTAACCACAGGTGCTGGAATCACCTCACAGTATGCCTTCAGCCACATGGGCATCACTCGGATATCAGCAGTAATTTTTAACCTAATCAACGATGGCTACAACATCGAGCGGGTTGATGTTCCAGTCAATAATAGGCATGGGCGCTCCGTTAAAATTGGGCGTTGGTTTCTGAGGGAAGGTGACCGAGCTATCCAAAAAGAGTTAGACCTATGAAGGTCGTGTTCGATTTAGAATCCGACGGACTCTTGCCTGAGCTTACAAAAATTCACTGCATAGGGCACTACGACTTGGATGAACGTAGCGGCGTAGTTAACCTGGTACACACTGCCCAAGACATCGAAGAAACCATAAGAATGATTCAGGGTGCCGATGAAATTATTGGCCACAACATTATTGCCTTTGATATCCCTGCGCTTCAGAAAGTTTACCCGTGGTTTAAACCTACAGGGAAAATTACCGATACCCTGGTCATCAGTCGCCTAGTTGCAGCTGACTTAATCAATGACGATGCGAACTCGGTAAGCCTGCCTGAAGGTTTCCCAAAAAGACTTTGGGGCAGCCATTCACTTAGAGCCTGGGGCTTAAGAATGGGAACCATGAAAGGCGACTACGATGGCGGCTGGGAAGAGTGTAACCAGGAGATGCTGGACTACTGTATCCAGGACGTTAATGTCACCTCATCTCT